CAAGCTGTACAAGCACGTCAACGTCCGGAGCATCTCCGGCGAGGGCCGTCTGGTCGTTGAGGGAACCATCCCCGAGGCCGTATGGACCGACTGCTGCGCGAACCTTAACGAGCTGACCCTGGTCTTCAACGACGTCGAGGTCAACTGCTGGAAGGTCGCCGGCTTCTACGCCGTCTGCAACGCCGTCCTCGAGGACAGCGATGCGGATCTGGCCGCCGAGCTGGTGGAAGCTCTGGCGCAGGGCATCGGCCTCGCGCTGGACAAGGCCATCCTGTATGGCACCGGCACCCGGATGCCTCTCGGCGTCGTGACCCGTCTGGCTCAGACTCAGCAGCCCACCGGCTATCCCGCGACCGCTCGTCCCTGGGCTGACCTGCACACCACCAACATCCAGACCGTCGCGTCGACCGTGGTCGACGAAGACCTGTTCAAAGCGATCATCCTGGCGACCGGCGCCGCTAAGGGAGCTTACTCCCGCGGTGAGAAGGTCTTCGTGATGAATGAGACCACCTACACCTTCCTGATGGCGAACGCCCTGACCATCGACTCCTCCGGCGCGATCGTAGCCGGCGCCCGTGGTTCTATGCCTGTTACCGGCGGCGTGATCGAGGTCCTGAACTTCATCCCGGACTACAACATCATCTTCGGCTACTTCGATCTGTATCTCCTGGCCGAGCGTGCCGGCTCTCGCTTCGCGACTTCTGAGCACGTCCGCTTCCTGCAGGACCAGACCGTCTTCAAGGGCACCGCTCGCTACGATGGCCAGCCGGCGATCGCTGAGGCCTTCGGCGTGATCGGCGTCAACGGCGCTACTCCCGCGACCACCGTCACCTTCGCGGCTGACACCGCCAACTAATAAGAGAGGAGGAGCCAGCCGTGACCAACGCTGAGATTTTAACGGAGTTAAAGACGGATCTGCAGATCGCAGTCAACTCAATGGACGGGTTCCTGACTAAGCTGATCACGCGGGCCACGGCTGAGTTCACTCGCGAGGGGATGACCGTGCAGGACACCGTCGAAGACGGGACGCTCGTGGAGGCATATGCCGCCTTCCTCTTCCGGCACCGCCGGGAGAACGGCGTGAAGATGCCAGACAGCATCCGCTGGGAACTGAACAACCGGATCCTGTCCCAGAAGGCCAGAATGACCGAGTCAACGGAGGAACCGAGCACCAATGGAGACTAACATCACACTGGTCGGGACGACCTACACAACGGACAGCATCGGCCAGCAGATCGCAACGCCAACCCGGACGACCGTGCCGGCGACGGTAACGAGCGCGACCCGCGGCGAGTGGGTCAGCGCAGGCCAGAACAACTACAGAGCGGACCTCGTGGCGACGACTCCGCTCATTAACTACTCCGGCGAGCGGATCGCGGAGGTCGGAACCAGACGGTATGCGATCTATCGAGTATACCGCGACGAAGACACCGATCTGATCGAGCTCTACCTGCAGGAAGAAGGTGGCATCCGTGCCTGACATCCACTGCAGCGCCGAAGACCTCGGTCAGGCGATCGAGCTCCTGATCCGGGAGTACGGCGAGGACATCACCGAGACGACGGCGAAAGTTATCGCGGAAGCGGGCCAGATCGCCCTCGACAAGGTGACGGAGCTCTCACCCCGAAAGACCGGAGACTACGCGAAGAACTGGGTGCTCACGACGAACCAGAACGACGCGGAGGTGGCGATCACCGGGAAGAACGCGGGCTTCGCCCGAGTGTACAACCGGCGGTACCACCTGACGCATCTGCTCGAAAAAGGCCACGCCATGCGGCAGGGCGGACGGGCGAGAGCCATCCCGCACATCGCACCGGCGCAGGCCTACACGGAGCAGTGGCTCGACCGTGAGCTCGAACGAAGATTGACGGAGGTGGACTGAGATGCTCTACGACACGCTGAAGAACTTCGGAGAGGCGCAGGGCATCCCGGTCGCCTATCGTGCATTTAAGGAGCCGACGGCTCCGCCTTTTATCGTTTACTATGAGGGCCCTTCTGACAACTTCGTGGCCGACAACCGGGTCTACGTTAAAAAGCACATCTACACGGTGGAGCTTTACACGACAGACAAGATGCCGGCGCTGGAGGCAGCCCTGGAGGCAGCCCTCGACGGGTACATCTGGGAAAGCGATGAGACCTACGTCGACAGCGAACAGATGTACGAGAAGATCTACACACTGGAGGAATAAGACATGGCAGACAACAACAAGGTCCGCTTCGGTCTGAAAAACGTGCACTACGCGAAGCGCACCGTCAGCGCCGGCGCCGTCACCTACGGCACGCCCGTGCCGGTCCCCGGCGCGGTCAACCTCGACCTGAGCCCGGAAGGCTCCACGGATCCGTTCTATGCGGACAACGTGACCTACTACGTGGCGCAGGCCAACAACGGCTACAGCGGCAGCCTGGAGGTCGCGAAGATCCCGCAGGCGATGCTGACCGACATCTGGGGCTTTACGAGCTCGAACGACGTCCTGATCGAGAACGCGGAAACCGAGCCGAGCTCATTCGCGTTGGCCTTCCAGATCGACGGAGACGCGACCGACCAGTTCCACCTTCTGTACAACGTGAGCGCCGCCCGTCCCAACATCGGCAGCGCCACCATTGAGGCGTCGAAAACGCCTCAGACCCAGACGGTGGACATCACCGCGATCGCGGATGAGTCCGGAAACGTCCGCGCCGTAGGCGACGCGACCGGATCCATCGCCACCTGGATGACGGGGCTCCTGACGTAAGGACAAGAGCATGGAGAAGATCATCAAGATCTCCGGCAGAGAAGTGGGGTTCAGGGCTTCGGCTCTGACCCCGAAGCTCTACCGGATAGAGACGGGGAGAGACTTGCTGGTGGATCTCGCCAAGATGAGCGACGCGATCAAGACCGGGAGCGGGAGCGTGGGAACCATCTCCACCCTGGACGACTTCGCGTACATCCTCGCGAGATCGTATGCCAAGACGCACGGGCTCGAGATCGAGCCGACGGCGGACGAATGGCTCGACCAGTTCGAGCTGGCGGACATCTACATGATCTACCCGGAGCTTGTGCAGCTCTGGGCAGATGACGCACAGACGACATCAAGCCCGCAAAAAAAAACACGCGGGAAACGATAAGACCGATGACCGGGGCGCTTTTTATGCTCCGGGCGAAAGAGCTGGGACTCTCTGACGCGGATCTCGCCGACATGACGATGGGCATGGTCTACGACATGGCCATCGAAAAGGCGAACGACGCGGAGGAGTACCCGTATAAAGCGACGGCTGACGACATCAACAGTTTCTTCGGGGGAGGGTAAAAATGGCAAGCAAAATCAAGGGCATAACGATCGAGCTCAACGCTAACGCGACAAAGCTCGACAAGGCCCTCAAGGACGTCAACAAGGCGTCGAAGACCACCCAGGACAACCTGAAGGCGGTGGATAAGGCGCTGAAGTTCGACCCGACGAACACCGAGCTCCTGACGCAGAAGCAGCGCCTCCTGGCGGAAGCCGTGGACGAAGCGGGGAAAAAGGTCGACCTACTGAAGCAGAAGCAGAAGGAGATGGCCGACGCGGTCGCAGCCGGCACGGCATCCCAGACCGAGTACGACACGCTGAACCGGAAACTCCAGGCGGCGGAGGGACAGCTCGATAAGGCCAAGACGGCGGCAGAAAAATTCAACGTCCCGGTCGAAAAAATGAAGGGCTATCTGGACAAGGCCTCCGGAGCTCTCGACTCCGCTGCGGAAAAAACCAAGAAATACAGCGCGGCAGCCGCCGGAGTGGTCGCAGGCCTCGCCGGACTGGCGATCAAGGCCGGCCAGACGGCGGACGAGCTGAACACACTCTCCGCACAGACGGGCATCAGCACCGAGACTCTGCAGGAGATGCAGTACGCCTCCGGTCTGGTCGACGTTGAGGTGAGCACGATCACCGGCTCGTTGAAAAAGCTGACCAGCCAGATGAAGAAGGCGAAGGACGGCAACAAGGGCACCGCCGAAGCCTTCGAGAAGCTGGGCGTGAAGGTGACCGATGCCAACGGGAACCTCCGGGATAACGAGGACGTCTTCTATGACGTCCTGGAAGCGCTGAGCCAGGTCGAGAATGAAACCGATCGCGACGCAGCGGCTATGGAGCTCTTCGGCAAGTCTGCGTCCGATCTCAACCCGATCATAAAGGACGGCGGGAAGCAGCTGAAGGAACTCGGAAAAGAGGCGAAGGACGCTGGGCTGATCATGAGCCAGGATGCCCTCGACGGAGCGAACCGGTTCAACGACGCCCTCGACAAGCTGAAGGCGACGGCGGAAGCATCCTTCAACAAGGTCGGCGGGGAGCTTGCGGAGGCGCTGATCCCGGTCGCTGAGGAGCTGGGAGAAT